ACACCACACGTTTTAGTAACATACTTCAGGTGTTCAATCGAATCAACAATTTCAGTATGTCTTTTTAAATCATAACCATAAATCTCAAGGAATGATGATGCAGAACGGATAATACGTTGTTCACGCTCTGTTTCATGATAATCAAAGACTGCAATGAGTTTACCATTGGTATCTTTGTAGACACCATCGAAATTGTCAATGAGGAGTAAGCGTAAGGTAGAGAAACAAACATTGAGAGGAAACTTGTGAAAGTCGGAGTAGTTAAAAAGGAGTTTCATGATTATTACACCCTATTCAAATGATACCGTGAAAGTGTTGCACCTGTCTGATTCTTGTATTTGGAAGATGATTTCTCATTATAACCCACTCTACATGTTTCGCCCTCGAAGAATACTAACTGTGCAATCGGCATACCACTGTAAAGACGAATAGGACGATTGTTAACATTGTAGAGTTCAAAGGTAAGGGTTCCACCAAAACCTGCATCAATCCATCCTCCAGTTTGATGTATGGTAAGACCTAATCGTGCAAGAGATGATTTACCCTCACATGCAGCACAAATATTCTTGGGTAAGGAAATAGTCTCCTGTGAAACAGCGAGCATAAACATTCCAGGTTGAATAGTGAACGTTTCTGCCTCTACAACTTCATGCCCATAAATAATTGTATTTCTATCATACGGATCAATCATCTGCCCGTTATTAATGTAATATTTGAATTGATTTGAAAGGTGTAAATCATAGGAATTAGGATTGATACTATCTTCATTGTAAGGAGTAATACCAAGTGTTCCATCCTCGATACGCTGTTTAATCTGATAGTCTACAAGAATCATTCTTTTTCACTCTTGTTAATGTTGTATTTGTTAAACTGACTGTACGTGTATAATGGACACTGTGTCTGATCACACTCTACTTTACCATCTTCACAATATCCCTGACAATCGTAACAATAAGCGTATATTGCTTCTTTTCGTGTAATATGTTCACCCTTAAGGTAACTGATAAGTTTAGACTTACCCCTATTATGCATACCGTATTTTTCAATGAGTTTAATGATTGTATCGTTGTCCATTTATACACCTTTCTTACCAAGAATCTTCATTAGTTTGAAGGCCATGTTTGCAAAGGTAATCTCTGCATTGGCACCATACACCATTCTGTAATCTGTTTCAGCGATGATCTCAATGGCAGTAATCTTGTCAGAGGCATTTAATGAAGCATCATTCCATATTTTAAGGTAAATCTGAAATACAATGCTCCTGAAATCAACTGTGTTACTATTCCACAGTTTACGTGCTTTGGTAATTTGTCTACCCTTGATTAAGGTGTAAAGTTCATCTGCAACATTGATATTCTTCTTGGTGTCTAATTCACCAAGATTCTTGTAAATGTCAAGCGCCTTTACCATTGAACGAATGTCAGGGTAGTTTACATCAATGATTTCATTAAGACTCACATCGTCAATGTCAATGTCCTCTTCCTTACAAATGAACTGTAGACGCGCTAGAATTTCATTACGTGCAGGTTTCCCAAATGATATTACTTTACACCTGGAACGAAGTGGTTCAATGATTTTAGAGATTGTATTACACGTAAGAATAAATCGGCAGCGAGAAGAATACTCCTCCATAATGTTACGGAGAATATTCTGTGCATCGGCGGTTAAACCGTCTGCTTCATCGAGATGCACAATCTTAGGCACATCAGACTTGAATGATACAGTAGAGGCGAATGCTTTAACCTTTTCACGCACCGTATCAATACCTCGCTCATCTGATGCATTGAGATACAGTTTGTCAGCACCAAGTTCTTTTATAATGATTTTGGCAAGCGTAGTCTTACCTGTTCCCGCACTCGATTCAAAAATCAGATTAGGTAGAGAAAACGGATTTTCCCTAACAACTTTGCGTAATCCAGCAATTACAGTGGTATCGTTACCAATGTAATCTTCAAACGTTTGTGGCCTGTATTTCTCCACAAAAAGTTTGTTGGTAATCATTCACATCACCACGTAACTTTGTGCGGAATAAGTAAACCAGAAACATTAATCTCAGTGTTCTTACCCGTAATGTAATCAAACGTAACAGGGTAAAGAACATCATTACCATACTGGTCTTTCGTCTGCTCAGTGACAAAACCCATTGTAATGTCTAATTGTGCCTCTGCAAATGCATCCTCAAGGGCATCGATGGAAATCTCTATTATAAACTCTTTACCATACTTGTTATCAATATCCGCGTTAACTTCAAGTTTAGAACGCTTATCAGTACTTAGTTTAATGTATTCTCCCTCAACCGGTATGGTAAAGCATACAACAGTCTCACCAAGATTCTTTGCAACCTTGATAAATTTCTTTATATCATCTGCATCAAACGCAATGACAATGTTACACGGTGGAATAATCGCTTTAATGTCCTCGATACTCTTACTCGGAATACTACGAGAAGCATACTCATAATCAATCTGTGGAACATTAACCGTCAATTTATCGTCCGCAAGAACAATCAAATCGTCAGTTGTAACCACACCAACAAACTCTTCATCGAAGTTAGCGAGATACCGCTTCTTGAAATCGAGTTCATTGATACACATCTCTACAGACTCATTAACATCATACTCAACCTGTTTACCATTTGCAATAAATGCGGTAATCATCACTCGCTTCTCGGTGTTGGTTACATGTGCAATGATATTTTCATTGGGCTTACGAGTAATAACCATATCACCGTTCATCGCGATTCCAAGCACATTGATAAAATTCTTCAGGGTAGTAACATTAACACGCATTAAACTCACTCCTTACCATTAATCAAATTATACAGTGTTGTCCCAGTAACATCATACTTACCTGGAGGATACTTCTTCTCTTTCTTACTCGATTCAATGATTGCAAAGTAACGAGTATTATCTTTAACAAATTCACTCGTTGTATGAATCTTTATTTGAGATTCTTTCATTACTTTACTTACCCATTTGGGTGTCCGTTCAGATTCAATAACCTGTCCCATTCTTATAAGTGATGTATCGGTTTTTGGATACATAATGTAAATAACACCAACGTTTGCAGTTGCAACACATTTATCATGCAGGTTATCAATATGCATATTACGAATCTTCCAAACTGTAGGATTTGGAACACCCTGATATTTGTCTATTTTTAACTCAAACCGTCCCGCATTTTCACAAATTTCAGTAAACTGTTCAAATCCATCAACAATAATCCAATCAGTTTTAGTATTATTTTTCTTATCCTTTTCTTTAATAGTATCAAGTAAAAATGTATTCCATTTACAAACAATTTCAGAAGTGCGTAACATATCTTCTACCGTTGAACGATTAAACGGACGAAGAGAATCGAGAACTTCAATACTCAAATTCTTCTCACTAATATAATCAAGTTCCATTGGTAAAACACTGTTTGTATCAAATGAAAGAACTTTTACACTAGAACCAGGAGCAATTAGCCCATAAGTAGCAGTTGTTTTACCTGTGCCTTTGTCCCCATAAACAGTAATAATATCCTTACTCTGTAGAGAAAGAATAGCATCATCATAGGAAAATGATGCAGTTGGATCTTCCTTCTGCTGTATTTCCTTTACCGCTTTATCCAGAGTCTTTTTACCAAGTGCCATTATTTTTACCTCTTGTTATAATGACCAATAGACATAGGAAGCGATGCAACAAACAGACCAAGCACAATACCACAAATGGTTTGCCAAAGTCCCGTAATACCAATCATACCTAGCAACACATACGCAACGTAGCAAAATGCAGCATACCAAATGAAAAGGAGTGCAATGCACACTACGATTAATACAATCCAACCAATAATCTTTAATCCTTCAATATAATTCATGTAGGTTCACCTAAAAAGATTAGAGGAAATCGTCATCCTCAACAAATGCATCAGTAGTCTCTACATCCTCTACAATCTCATACAAATCTTCAGGACGCGAGAACTTGGGATCAGTAACGAAACCAAGCAAATTACCACTTGCTTCACCCCTCTTATTGAAGTAGGGTTTGAAACATACAATGCCTATTGCCTGCTCACAGAGTCCCATAACAACACCCGGAGAACATGATAATGAAACATTACCCTCGAAATCCTCATCAAGTGGTGTAACCTCTACAAAGGCATACTCATCAAACAGACTAATCTTGGAGATAATGGCTTCAGCAAGCAGGAACTTCTTATCCGAATACTCACCATTGATTACTTTTGCCTCAATGTCATACACATCTTCAAAGGCAGCACAGTTATCTCCAAGCGAGTCCTCTACGAGTGTAACAAACTCATCGTAATCAAAGTCATCATCAAGTTCTACAAGTTTAGATGTGTTAATTCCAGTAGAAATGTTTACAATGTCCTTGTTCTCATCCTTACACGTTCCCCTAAACATGTAGATCTTGCCAAATTCAGGAACAAAATTTGCAGGATCTTTCACATAGACAATACCGGGTTTTACCTCACCGGAATTAGGCATTTCAAAGAATCCATATGCCCTGTTCTCCATCTGAACCTTCGGTATCTTCTTCCCAATAAGGAACGCCTGGAATGTCGTAGTATTCTTCTTAGTGTAGAGTAGATTACCGTCTACATCAATCAGACCGTCAGCGATAGCATTTTCCTTCCACTCATCGCCAAACATCTTCTTGTAGATTGCAATCTCATTATTTGCATCAGCGTTTGCCTTCTTTACCGAATCATACGGCTTGGTGTAACCAAAGAAGAAACCTTTGAACGGTAACATATTAGAACGCAATGCAGCGTTATAAGAACCAACAATCGATTTGATGGTGACAATTCTTGCCTTAGACTCCGTGATACCGTCCCGCTTCATATATTCAGCAAAACGCTTCTTATACTCAGCCATGATAACATCAGGACGCTCACCGACCTTTTCTGCAATCTCATTGATTCTTGCTACAATGCTCTTATCTACGTCAGTAGACTTATCTTTCTTACCTTTCAATGCCAATCTAAGCACCAATATGTTATTGGTAAGTAAAAGTATAAAAAATGTTTGGTTCACGATAGCATGTAAACAGTAGTACCTTCTTCCTTATTCTTCAATACACGCATCTTTCCGCTTTTTATGAGTAATGCGAGCAGTTTTTCAGAAGAACTCTCACCGGCCCCAAAACTCTTGAAGAACACTTTTTGCCATTCTTCCTTAGTGTAGCGCATACCAATGAATTCCCTACGCAAGCGCATAACGAGCCTGTTTAACTTTTCGTTGCGTCCTGTGTTGTTTGAAATAATATAGAACGCTACAGAGCGCATAGCAGGGAATAACAAACGTGCCGCATTGTGCGCGTCCTCTTTGTCGATATAATTACGATAGTTCATCAAGCTGAATAATGCAGCCACTTTGATGAAGTTAATTGATACACGCGACACCATTGATTCCCATGCCTCAATTTGCTCAGGATTTAACCCTGGAACAATGTTACGTAACTCGTTTATGTATTCGTTGATAATCTCATCAACACCCGCGCGCATATAGATTGTTTCAGTATCCTTATGCATATTCTGTAAGTTCTCTACCTCTTCCTTCAGTTTCTTACGTAATTTATTTTGCAGATTCTCCTTATCCTTACGCTTCTTCTCTGCCTCAGAAACATCATCCACAAAGGAAGGAATGGAACTTACAATATACTCTGAAGTCTTTGTGCGCTTAATAGGATCTTCTGGCTGTACGTAGACAATCATGCGTGGGAACAATCCTTTCTTGAAGAGATGAGTATAAGTATCCAAATGATAACTCGTAATCACCAAAGAACATGTAGGGTTTGAATGAATACGGTTATCAGTAGAAGTAATCATGTTACCCTTAGAACCAATGCGATTCATGGTTTTGTCAAGTAGGGCCTGAATGTGAATCTTCTTATGATCAAGGACTGCTTCACCTTCATCAAAGACCACGTAATCATATGATGCTAATATTCCTGGTTCAACCGGATCAACCCATCCTCTATCTTTCTTACTGAACGCATTGATACGCATGTTATTAGAAACAATCTTTTTGTTGATTTCTCCAATTAACTTGTTTATCTTAAATACCCCTACAGAATAATAAGACTTATCCGCTATATCTGCAAATTCAGCAAGTATATCATTAAATTCACTCTTTGCCATACCGGACGGCATAATCACACAAGCATGTAAACGTAAATCATCCTTTACACCGCGTTCAACGCGCACATGATTAAAGAGTTGAGATAATGCTACAAATCCATAAATGTCACAAACATCAGCATTGAGCACAACGCGCGTATTCCAATACTTGCGCCACAGATCAAGAAAGTTATATCCATCTCTATCACAGGATAAATCTTTGACAAGAATATCATTCTTACGCTGTAAATACCTCATCTGATATAAACGCTGTTCTCGCGTATACTCTTCAAACCCAAAAATTTCAAAGTATTCTTCGCCGTAAACATCAATGCACAATTCATTGATCCGCTGTAATAACTCTTCATCATTGAGGTATCCAACTTCATCCTCTAATGTCATTTCTTTATCCATATAAAATTCCTCTTACGTAAGAATAATCTTCAAATAGTAAATCATCGGGCAAATCCCACTGTTGCCGGAAGGTATTCATTCTTTGCAATTCTTGATTAATAACGGTAGGTGTAATGCTATTGCTCGTGTAAGGATTCATGTTTGCGTCATACAAGGTAGTAAAGTTCCTATTTTCATATAACATGTCTGTATTCCTTACTGTGTTGCCCTGGAGGGCAATTAAACGCGATCTGCATCTGTAATGTAAGGGTGGACGGTAATGTTGTGCCTCACTTGCAGGAAAAATAGAACCATTCAACATGCGACATATATCTGATGTTCTATTGTCTATTACCGCTTGGAATTGAAAATAATTTGTTCCAGTTTCAATGTAAGACTGAATCACTGCGTAATTGTAAATATCATTCACAAGTGTCCTTGCAACATTTCCTGTGCGATGTGCAAAAGAATCATTGTAAACATTTAACAAACGTTGCTGAACCTGATGCACCGTCATTTTGGCAATTTCATCTACCGAGTAAGTAGCGTAAAAACGGTTAGAAACATCACGCATGACATTTCTTCCACTTGACCAAAAGATCGCAGCAATGAGGTATTCTATCATTGCTATATCTCGATATTCATCAATTACATCTTCTGCTGCATACACACGGTAATCGCTCTCATCTGCCTCCATGATACCAAGTGTAAGGACATCATACACATGATTCGAGATTTTGATACGCGATACAGGGCGATTCAACTCAGTAATCAATGCGCGTTCAAGTGAATCGTTGATATTAAACTTGGTTGAAATATTTGTAATAGAACGGGTAAAAAAGGTATTCAGGGTTCTACTCATACGGGTTTCTAACTGTAATACTTTTCTTTCGTTATAGTAACTTAAAACCATGTTTCTAATCCTTGTTTACTTTCTTGAATTACATCAGGTTTAACATCAGGTTTATGATTCTTAATCCTTTCAAGAATAATATCATAATACCCTTTATCTATTTCAAATCCAATATAATTCCTATTCGTGTTCATGCAAGCGATTGCAGTAGTGCCACTACCCATACAATTATCTAAAACAATATCACCTTCTTTTGTGTAAGTTTTGATTAAATATTCAAAGAGTTCAACGGGTTTTTGTGTAGGATGTAATTTATCTTTTTGAATAGCGTTACTCACTTCAATTATTGATGTTGGATATTTTTCAGTATAAGTTCTTTCTATTCCATCATTATATTTTAATGGTGAAGAATCAGATGATGTATAACATTTTGATTTTTTAATTTTTTCTCTTGGTGTCATAATAGGAAAATAATTTATTCTTCCTTTTCCAAAAACACATATATCTTCATGTTGCATCATTGGTCTATATTTTGCAATTTGAAATCCAACACCTCTTACCTTATTCCACACCCAACAATATTTGAATAATTTTATATTTGAATTTATTAATAAAGTTGTAAATGGTTGTGAAGCAGTTAATACAATGGCACCATTATCTTTTATAATCCTTTCATATTGTTTCCATAATGGTTCAAAAGGAATGATAGTATCCCATTTACAAGCAGTAGTCCCGTAAGGTAGATCACAAAGAATCATATCAACTGAATTATCTTCAATCCGATTCATTCCTTCTAAACAATCCTCATTATAAACAACATTTAACTCCATGTATATCACTATTTTATTTCCTGTAACAACATTAAAAAGGTTGTTATATGTTATTCTTCACTAGGATATTTCATTCCATTATCAGTAGGTTTTCTGCCCTTTCTTCCGCGCTTCAAAAGTTCAATAGTATTATCTCCATTGTCACGCTCATCTTTCTCAATCATTTCCTTCGGGAAACCTAACGATACACGCAGTTCAGGTTTGTTGATCACAGACATCGTGTAAGCATCCAGCAAATCTCCAGGCTGAACAGCAGGTTTCGAGAGTTCTTCAAAGACTACTCTGATGTCATCGGGGTTCTTGCCCATTGCAATAGCGCGCTGCTTGATAATCCCACCTTCAGCGTTTAGAATACTCATGATCTTCTTCTGCAACCCTTCGAGCACCACTAACCTATCTGCCTCAGACACATATCCTGCTGCATACGTGGTTCCTTCTGCCCTACCCATTGTAAGAGGTGCCTGGAGTAATCCTACCTGAATATCAGTTTCAAGACTTTCCTTAAATCCTGTGACGTTGATGTTACTTCCACCAGAATCTAATTGCTTAATGTCAAATCCTGCACCAATAATATCCTGATTCTCTGCAATATACTGATGCTCTTCACTTAATTCCTGCAAAATTTCTTGTGCTTCTACTATTGAAATATCACCAGAGGCAAGCATATCACCAAGAATACGGTAATCAATAAAGTAACGTCCAATTCCATACTTCTTAATGTAATTCGTGTAACCTTCAACAAGATCAAGATATTTATAAATAAGATCCTCAATAGGAGTAATCAAAGAAGTGCCGTAGATACCATACGTTTCTCTACCAAGAATATCTCTAAACGTGTAATCATATGCACAGAATGAACCATACATAACCTGATCAGGACGATAAGAACCTGCTTCTAAATCATTAAGGTTGCCCCTTTCATTGACATAAAAACGATTAATTGGAGGAGTGAGAATAAAAGTAACATCTGTACTACCCTTTGTTACACCATGCGGAACAATGGTAGTTTGCGACATAAGTAGGGGTTCAAATCCCATTTTATCAGGATTCTTAACATTGTTATAGAGTCCTACGTAAGTCCCATCCCTACACAATAATCGTGCAAGAGTCTGTGTTTTCTCCTCGAAATTAATTCTTTCAGACCACTTTTCAAAGTTCTTTACAAGCGATGATTTTCCCTCAAATCTAATACCCTTTACAAGCGTAAGAGCAAGTTTCTGAAGCGGAATGAACACATGAGGACTTGTAAGCGAGAGTTGCCGATACAGATTGAATTTGTTGGTTGTATCGAAATTTCTGTAAGCACCCGCTTTGTATATTGTATCCTTACGCTCTATTCCAGTGGAGGCAAAAACTTTTACAATTTTAGATTTCTTCTGTTCTAAGTCTATTGCTGCATTAACTTTATCCATATTAGTGACTCCTATTAATTCCAATCATAAATTTACGCTTCTTCCGAATTCCTTTATCAACCAACGCAGAACCCTTATTAATCGTCATTCTTACAAGTCCTTCAAGTGCATCAGGAGCATCATCGTGTTTGTGAACCGGGTATCGCACTAATTGATTAATCAGTTCAGGATACGCTTCAATCCAATCATCCCGGAACAAAACTTTACCCGAAGTAATAAACGGTTCAACAGATTCAATACGAATTCGTTTCTTCTTCTGATTCTTAATTTCTTTAATTTTCATGCGCTTACGCATATCTTTGATTTTATCATTGCGTTCTTTAAGGTATTGAGAAATAAGACTCTGGAAACCGTTTGTTTCGATTCCAAGTTCTTCACAATTATAAAAGTTGTAATAATACACCATCTTCTCAATAGAAACAT